TAAGAAGAAATAAAAAAGAGCTGTAAATCCAACAGCTTGTCGGACCATTGATCGCTTACCTTCGCTTAGGTTATGTGTGACGCGCTTACCTTTGGGCACCGATACAGAGAACCCCCTCTGGGCATTGAAGACGATGTCTGAGGGCTTGCCGGCCACGCAACCAGTCACCTATTACCGGACGCGGGCGCGATAATTTGCCCCCAGACCCGGAGAGCCGCATGACCTCATTAGACCTCCGCCCTCGCACCTTCGTCCAGACGGCCGGTCTCCTCCTCGAGGAGCGGCCGAGGGGCCCTGCTCCTCTTCGGGCTCGGCTCACCGCCGGGGCGAGCTCTCTGAGCTTCCCCGTCCTCACTCCGGCACAGGAGGTCTGCCGAGGCTTAGAAATGATCCTCGGCTCTTTCCGGACGCCTGACGCCAATGGCTGATAGGAGGGTCCCCAAGAGTCAAGAGCAGCTCGTCAAACTCGACTGGAACACATTTCAACTCATCTGCGAGCGGCTCGAGGAGACCGGTGCCCGGTACAAGAGCTGCGAGGACCTCGGTTTCAACTACGCCACAGTGCGGGACGCCATCGCCTCAGCCACGGCATCGGAGGACCTCGAATGGAAAGCCTTATGGGATCTCTCTTGTGCCAAGCACGCAGAGCGCATCGAGCAGGAGCTCCTCCGCCGGGCGGTCAATGGCGTCACGAAGAAGGTCTGGGGCCGTGTATACAAGGACCGAGATGGCGAGATCGGGGAGGAGGTCCACTACAGCGACGCGCTCCTTCTCGCTGCCAACAAGGCGTACAACGAGCGCTACCGGGAGCGGAGCGCCATCACTCTCGGCTCCGGTCTCGAGGTTCCGGACATTTTCGCTCAGCTGACCCCGGCCGCCCGCAAGGCGGTGCGCGACATTATCGTCATGGACCTCGCCGAACAGGCGGCCATTCACGGCCGGAGCGAGGAGGTCCTTGAGACCGAGCGCCAGGGGGTCAAGCTCCTGAAGCCTCCGCCGGAGCCCGAGGCGAAGAAGGCAGCACGCAAGAAGCGGGGCGAGGACTGATGGCCACTGCTGTAGGGCTCGACATTCACGCCAAGATCACGCATGCGTTGAAGGACGCTAACAAGGCCGCTGCCATCCTCAACAAGCTCACGAGCGAGGACAGCCTCATCAACTTCTCCGAGGTGGTCTGGGGCGTCATCGAGCCCGGCCGCCCCTTCGTCCGTGGTTGGGCAATTGAGGCCATATGCGAGCACCTCGAGGCGGTCTCCCGGGGTCAGATCAGGAAGCTCCTCATCAACGTCCCCCCGGGCCTGATGAAGAGTTTGTCCACCAACGTCCTTTGGCCAGCATGGGAGTGGGGGCCGCGCAATCGGCCTGACCTGCGCTACATTGGGGCGTCCTACAGTCAGGACCTCACCATTCGTGACAACCGGCGCTGCCGCCAGATCATCGAGAGCCCCCTCTATCAAGCGCTGTGGGGAGATCGCTTCAGCCTTGTGGCGGATCAAAATGCGAAGGTGCGCTATGACACTTCGTCCCGGGGCTTCAAGATTGCGACTTCTATTGGCGGTCTGGGAACTGGGGAACGCGGGGACCGCTTCGTGATTGATGATCCCCACAATGTTAAAACTGCTGAGAGCGACACCAAGCTCGAGGAAGTTGCGCAGTGGTTCACTGAAGTGGTCCCTACCCGCGTTAATGATATTGATCTTTCGGCCTTCGTAGTCATTATGCAGCGAGTTCACGAGCGAGACGTAAGCGGACTCATTCTTGCAAACAATCTCGGCTATGATCACCTCGAGCTCCCGATGGAGTACGAACCAAGTCGCAAGTGCTATACCAGTATCGGCTTTGAGGACCCTCGCACCGAGGAGAATGAGTTGTTGTTCCCCGAGCGGTTTGGCCGCAAGGGCGTCACGGACCTCAAGAAGACACTCTCTAGCTGGGGCGGTCAATATGCTGTCTCTGGCCAGCTTCAACAACGACCCACGCCTCGAGGCGGCGGCATGTTTAAGGTGGACAAGGAGGAGGTGATGCGCAGGGCAGTCGAGGTGGCGCCCAAGGGAGGTCGCCCGGTTCGGGGCTGGGACATCGCCGGGTCCACGCGCAAGAAGAGCCCCTTCACGGCCTCGGTGCGGATGAAGATTGTTCAGGACGTCATCTACATCGAGCACGTGACCCGGGAGCGTAAGGAGATCGAAGAGGCCGAGCAGCACATCGTGGACACAGCCACCGAGGACCGGCTGATGGTGGACCAGGACCTGCCGCAGGACCCCGGCCAATCGGGGAAGAGCCAGAAGCGGGCTCTGGCCAAGCGCCTCGCTGGCCTCTCCTTCAGCTTCAGTCCCGAGACAGGTTCGAAGGAGGATCGGGCTATCCCGTTCGCCTCACAATGGAACGCCGGGAACGTGGTGCTGGTCAAGGGGGGCTGGAATGACGCCTATCTGGCCGAGCTCGCTGTGTTCCCTCGAGGGGAGTTCAAGGACCAAGTGGACGCCAGCTCCAGAGCGTACGCCCGGCTGCTCGCCCGGCCGGACCAAGCCCCGCCCGAGGGCGGTGATGTCGTTGACGCAGGATATGGTCACGAGGAGCTCCCCGGGGAGTACGTCCCGCTACCTTGCCCAGCTCGAGCTACGGCGGACGAGGATGGAGAGAAGGACATCCCCGATGAGCTGTATGGTTGAGCATCAATCACCGAGCGCCGCTCGACTGCGCAACAACTCCGATTTATGAGCGGTGGACCGAACATCGAGGCTGAGGGATAGCGATGGCTGGCATCTTCGAGAACATCACCAAGCGTCTCATGGGCGGTCCGGTCCGGCGCTCCAGCTCGTCCCTCACAGAGCCCTCGGGCTCAATCGGTGACGTGGTTGATGACGCTGGTTATGCCATCTCGGTCGAGCGCTCGCCCCAGCTGACCGGCCGGAACAAGTTCCTCAAGTACAGCGAGCTGCTGACTAACACCACGATCATCGCCACGGGCGTCCGGTACTTCCTCTTGCTCCTGTCTAGTTCTCAGTGGACGGCCGAGCCCGCCAAGAACGAGGATGGTGAGCCGCTCCCCGGGGCGAAGGAGGTCGCGGACTTTATCCGCGATGCCCTCCACGATATGGACACCCCTTGGGCCCGCATCGTCCGCCGGGCGGCCTTGTACCGTTTCTACGGATTCTCGCTTCAGGAATGGACTGCCAAGGCCCGGGAGGACGGTCGCCTCGGCTTCGAGGACATCGAGCCCCGCCCCCAGAACACCATTGAGCGCTGGGACATGGACAGCGGAAAAGTCAAGGGCGTCACGCAGTGGATTGACTACGCAACCGGCGGAGGTAAGACCGGGGAGCTGTACATCCCCCGAGATCGCCTCGTGTACGTGGTCGATGATAGCCTCCACGAGAGCCCCGAGGGCCTCGGCCTGTTCCGGCACCTCGTTCGCCCGGCCGAGCGGCTGCGCGGCTATGAGGAGCTTGAGGAGCTCGCCTTCGAGACTGATCTGAGGGGTATCCCCATTGGCCGCGCCCCGCTCACCGAGCTGAGGGAGGCAGTCCAGTCCAAGCAGCTCACTGGGGCCAAGGCCCTCCGAGCTCGCTCGGCAGTAGATACCTTTGTGCGCAACAAGTTGCGTAATGGCAAGAAGGGTCTCGTGCTCAACTCGGAAACCTATCGCAACCTCGATGAGGCGGCCAGTCCCTCGACCGTGCGCAAATATGACGTGGAGCTCCTCCGGGGCGAAGCGAACGGCACAGCCGAGATCTCGGCCGCTATCCAGAGGATGAACCAAGAGATTGCGCGCCTCCTCGGGGTCGAGCATTTGATGCTCGGTTCGGATGGGACTGGCTCGCTCGCTCTTGGGCAGACAAAGCTCAGTAACTTCTTCCTCATTGTCACTTCGACACAGAGGGACCTCGCAGAGGCCTTCGACCGGGACGTGGTCAAGGTCCTCTGCAAACTCAACGGTATTCCCAAGGAGCTTCATCCCAAGCTCATGCCTGAGGAGATCGACATGTTGGATGTTCAGGCCCTCGGGACCCTCCTGTCAGACATCGCCTCGGCCGGGGCGCCGCTCGAGCCGGGAGACCCGGCCGTGAATACCATCCGGGGCCGCGTTGGCCTCCCGCCCGCGCCGGAGCCGGACCCCGAGGAGGCCGAGCTCGATGCCATGCTCGGCAGGAAGCTTAAGGAGAAGCAGATTGAGAGCCTCGACAATCCTAAGGAGCTCGAGGACAATGAAGCTGGGACCCCGCCGGGTGGACTTCCGGCCCCGGGAGCTCAGTGATGGGAAATGTCACGATCAAGGCCACTCTGGTCGAGCCCGAGACCGATGACCACTGGATCACCGCCCTTCAGGAGCCCGGGAGCTTCCTCTGGGTGGATGAGGCCCGCGAGATCGCCCCGCCGGGGAAGGAGGCTCGCATGTACTTCTGCTGCCCCTGCGGCTGCGGCCGTCACGGCTCGGCCCCGGTCCGGGCTGGTGGGCCGAGGACGCAGACCCCCGAATGGGATTGGGACGGGGAGCGGGAGGAGCCCACGCTCAATCCTTCCGTGTACTTCAATCAGGGACAAAAAGGTGAGTGGCACGGCTGGCTTCGCAACGGGGTCTGGGAAGGTTGCTGACGTTCGGGCAATGACGAGCAATTGACGGTTGTTTACTATTGAAGATAAGAGTGCTCAATAACCAGGAGGTGTATTCATGCTCATCGAGATCAGCGACACAGTCCGGGTCGAGGACGCTCCGCCCCGGAAGCGGGCGAAGGCAACCGAGGCCCTCCTCTCCGACACCGTGACTGCGAAGCACTATCAGGCGGGAATGCCTGATGCGCTCGGCAACGAGATCGTGTTGGGCGAGCCCATGGACTACATCGACTGGCGCTGCTCCGAGGAGGAGCGAGTCTGGAACGTGTATCAACTTATTGAAGTCAAAGATCCTCAAACCGGCGAGACTACTAATCGCTTTTTACCGGTTTCCTCGCATCCCACTCAGGAGGAGGCGGAGATTGCCGCCAAGGCTCTTTGAACTCCTTGACGAAGGATTGACCAATGGCATTTTTATCGGACAATGTTCTTGACAACGGCCTCAATTATCTGACCACCAACGGGACCCGCGTGGACATCTGTTCGCAGGAGCCCGCCAACTATACCGAGGCCACGAGCACGTACAGCCGGGGCAACAAGACCGGCGCCTCGGTTAGCTCGCCCACGAATGGGGATACGTCCGGCCGGAAGGTCACGCTGGCGGCCATTACCTCCGGGGCCGTCGTCACCTCGACCGGAACGGTGAGTCACTGGGCTCTTTCAAAGCCTACGGCCACCACTGAGCTTCTTGCCGCTAACTCTCTCAGCGCGTCTCAGACGGTCACCTCTGGCAATTCTTGGACATTGACCGCTACTGACATTGAAATTCCTGATCCGGCGTGAAGACGAATGGCCTATATCAACCAGAGATTGAGTCCCCATGCAGGACGTATTGAGCGCTGGCTCGGTGCGGACAAGGCGGAGTATCTATCTCAGCAAATTCGCGGCTGGTATGGTCCGCCAATCAATATCCGCGATATTCCGGGCTCTCTTTGGATTACTGGCGATGGTGATTTTGTTGGGAACTTCGGGTTTGGTGGTTTTGCATCTGCCCTCGACGGCCTTCGAGATCACCTCAAGTCCCTTCGACGCAAATTTGAGATCGAGCGAGGTTTTGGCCAACATGTCTTTGGAGTAGGATTTACCAGCATCTCGGACGCCCTCGCTCGGGCTTCGTCCGGGGACGGCCAAATGCTAAACGGGGGGCAGATCGCCAAGTCTGGCCCTACCGGCGTGGTGGGCTCAGCTTCATCGCTATGGCGAGTGGGTGCTCAGCCTTCGTCCGGTCTTGCCCCACCCGCCGCTCCTGCAGGTCTCGCTCCGACGAAATCCACAACGGGGGCAATGGGTTTTAATAATCCTTCTTCCGGAACTCTTCACCTTGTGGGGGCAGACTTTTCGTCTAGTGTGATCAATAATTGCCTCATGCTGTATGATCGCATTTTCCACGTGACTAAGATAATGAATAGTACCGCTACCGAGGCAGTAACGGGCGTCCCTACCCGCTACCAGAGCACTACACCAGGAGCTGCCGATAGTGCTGAAGGCAACTTCCTCTTCATCGAAGTGGGAGGAACGGCTTTGTCCGCTACGGCCCATAACTGGACTACTTGCCTTTACACAGATAGCGACGGGAATACCGGTAATACACTCCCCTCGGTTACGGGGATCTCTGGTGCCATTGTAGATCGCTTTGACATGCCGATAAATACTTGGTTTTGTCCTCTTGCTGCCGGGGATCGCGGTATCAAAGAGCTCGACCAAATGCAGTGCAGCGCGGCAGTCGCTGCAGGCGTTATAAATTTTGTCATCGGTCATCCAATCGGAGTTATGGCCTTTCCGGTCATTAACTCCTTGCTTCCCTTTGATTGGCTTACTAACCGACTTCAGGCACCGCGCATATTTAATGATGCCTGTCTCGCCCTTTTTGAGCTTCCGAAGCCAGCTACCACTGCCACAACTTACAGCGGTCAGGTATACGTAACTCGAGCGGCTCCGTAAGTCATGTTGTATCGGACCCTTAGATGGGTCTCCGGACCTCTCGCTCGCAAGAATGTCGATTATGTCTGGCAGGTGGGGAAGGTCTTAGACCCTCCCATCCCGAGCCTTCCTCTTGAGACGTCAACTTCAAGTGGCGTTAACGCGCTAACGTCAGTTCAGATCACTGGTTCGGCTCCTGTTCTTGAGGCTCCCGTCCTCGGAATCACATACAGCTTCTCGGCTGATCAGATCACTGGTTCGGCTCCTGTTCTTGAGGCTCCCGTCCTCGGAATCACATACAGCTTCTCGGCTGATCAGATCACTGGTTCGGCTCCTGTTCTTGAGGCTCCCGTCCTCGGAATCACATACAGCTTCTCGGCTGATCAGATCACTGGGACCCCTCCCGCGCTAGACACCCCCTCCTTGGGCCAAGTCCACGGGCTGGCGAGTACCCAGATCACGAGCTCGGTCCCGGTCCTCGAGACCCCGGCCGTGTCTCAGGTGTCGGCGCTCACGTCCCTCCAGATCACCTTGAGCGCCCCGGTCCTCGAGACGTCTTCCTTGGTCCAAGTCCACGCCCTCACGTCCCTCCAGATCATCGGCTTGGCTCCCATCCTCGAAAGCCAGGCGCTGACGCAGGGACATTTGCTGTCCTCAGCGGACCTCTCGACCGGGCCGCCGGTCCTCGAGACCCCGGCTTTCTCGCAGGTTCATGTCCTCGGAGCCGGGCAGATAACTGGAACAGCCCCGGCGCTTGACAGCCCGGCGCTTTCGCAGGTTCACGTCCTTGTCTCGAACCAACTTACCGGCTCGGCCCCGGTCCTCGAGACCCCTTCCGTCTCACAGATCCATGTCCTCGCCTCGGTCGAGACCGGGACCGGCGCTCCCGTGCTCGAGAGCCCAGCTCTGGGGCAAGGCGCGGTCCTCTCTTCGGTCGAGATCACGGCGGGAGCGCCCGTCCTTGATACTCCGACCCTCACTGAGGCCGCTGGGCCCACCAACCTCGTTGCCCTCGACCTCACGAGCTCGGCTCCGGTACTGGATGCGCCCTCTCTCGCACAGGTCCACGTCTTCAGTTTTACGGACCTTTTGACCGGAAGTCCGACGCTTGACGCGTCTACCTTCGCACAGGTCCACGTCCTCGCCCTAATCGAAATTGGATTGGGAGCGCCGGTTCTTGAAACGCCTTCGGTCTATACGTCATCAATAGCTCCCGAAGAGCGCTCGAGTTCCTCCGAGGCTCAGGTTAGAAAAAGCATCTCTTATGCACAAAATCGAATTTCAGCGTCTGAATCCCAAGAACGGAAAAGCGCATCTGAGGGAGAATTGAGAATAAGTGTTTCAATAGCTCAACTGCGATCAACCTTTTCTTCAACACAAATACGGATTACAAACTCCGGCCAACAGGTGCGGAGCACCCCATAACCCTAGTCGAGTAGGATCAAAGCATGGCCTTTATATGGGCATCTAAGGATCCAGATGAGGTCCTCGATTACAATCACGATTGGAGCGCGCGGCTCGAAGGAGATACTGTGGCGGGCGCTCCCCAAGTGATTGTTGAAGAGGGGACCATAACTGTTGAATCCACTACTATGGGCGCCGGAGATGTTCAGACCGTCTGGTTGTCTGGCGGAACGTCCGGACAAGATGTCAGGCTAACGCTTCGGATTGAGACCGCTGGTGGCCGAACTTATGATGAAGGCATTAAGCTAAAGATTAAGGAGCGCTGATATGGCAGAGGTAGCTATCGGCTCATGCTTCTACTCCACTTTCGCTGAAGTGGAAGAGGCGGACGAGTACCTCGCAGCGGACATGAAGCGCTACAGCGGTTGGGCTGCGCTCTCGGCTGACGACAAGGCTCGGGCGCTCGTTACTGCTACTCGTTATCTCGACGGTCTCGTCTGGCTCGAACCTCCCGCCTACGATAACCCGCCTCAAGCGGTCAAAGAGGCCAACGCTCTTCTCGCAGCGGACATCGCAGCTAAGCCTACTCTCGGAGATGATAGTTCAACAGGCTCTAACGTTAAGCGGGTCAAAGGTGGCGAAGCCGAGGTAGAGTTTTTTCGTCCCACGTCGGGCACTGCGCTTCCGTCATATCTTCTTCGTCTGCTTGGGGGTCTTCTTGATTCTGACCCAACTTGGGCCGAGGGCGGGACCGCTTACGGATCAGATGATTGCTACACTTCTCGTTTTGAGAAAACTGACTGGACGCTCAATCGGAGCTACAGCTAATGGGTAATGGGTTGTTCGAAAATTACGGCGTGGATATTGCCGGACTTATTAACGAGCATCTTTCCCCCTCGCTCCTTCCGGTTATTTTAAGGAAGTGGGGGATGCCCTCGGGAGGGGATCGCCCCATCGGGGAACTATCTAAGCCCCCAGCTCGAGCGGCCGATACTGTACATACGGCTCGAGGAATGATAAGTAATTTTGATCCAAATGAATTTGATAGCTCTCAGCTGCTTGAAGCCGGGGACAGGAAAGTTTTCCTTATCGCTGAAAGTATTACGCCCAAAGCAGAGCCAGAAGGAGGCGATACCGTGGAGATCGAAGGTGGGGTGTATCGGGTAGCTCGAGTTCTGAAGAGGGAACCTGCTGGAGCTACGTACGTTCTACAAGTCAGGGATATGTAGGCGATGGATGATTGGAATCGCCATGTTGAGATTACTTTGCTATGGTTAATATCCTTTGCCGCGTCTCTGACAGTTGTCGCAGCTCGAGTGGGCTTCTATATGTACGGAGTCAAAGCAGAGCAACCTCCTATAGATCCAGCAGTATTTGACCAATGGAAGAGAAAACGGACTTGGTTGTTAGTTTCCGAGCTTTCAGCTCTGCCTTCCTTCGCCACGCTCGGAGTTGTGGCTACGGATTACTACAATTTGACGCCAATTGCTTCAGTTCTCATTGCGATGGTCCTCGGCGCACTCGGCTTCGGTTTTCTCCTCCACGCTGTCGAGGTGATTGTTCGGCGCCGCTTGGAGATCAAAGATGATAAATGACCTCTCTGGGATGTCCGACGCGCTTCTAATTCTCGCCCTTCTCTTTGTTTGTGGTCCAATTATCGCGTTGATCTTTGCAGGCGTTCACGCTACCTCATATCAGCGCAAGCTTCATGAGTTTGAGAAGCACATGCGATTGATTAGTGGGGAAAGAAATGTCGTACGGAGAGATTGTTGACGCATCTTCTATTGCGTGTTTTCAACTAGTTGCTTTGTCAGCTTGGAGCTTGACGGCTTTTTACGGCCCAATCTATTTGAATAATGCGAAACATTACGGATGGGGCTCTTGTCACACTGGCTTCGTCCGGTATGCTCGAGATATGTTTTTCAAATCGTTGTGCGTAGCTGTTCTTTTTGGAAGCTGGGGTCTTCAAATGTGGTACACGGGAGTGACTCCCGTATCCGAGCGTCCGTTCGGTTGGCTTATTGTCGGCGTGGTCCCAGTCATGGCGGCGATCTATCATGACCTCGTTGCGCACGTTCTCAGGGAGACCCGTTGGGCTTGGTGCTCCTACCTCGTAGGAGCATCGCTCGTCATTGGCGCTAATCTATCCCGCCTCTTACTGTTCGAGTAAGGTTACTGAATGGTGGATATCACCGACACCAAGGCTCGGATTGACGCCCTCATCGCCCGGGAGGAGCGCCGCATCGCGGCCATCTTCCGGGCGGCCATCCGCAACGTCCTCGAGGACCTCGACCTCAAGCGGGTCGCAACCATGCTCGAGGCTGGACAGCTCGAGGACGCCCTCCAGCTGACCCGGGAGATCGGGGAGCGCCTCGGGCTTGCCGCCCAGACATCCTTCATCGGAGCCGGGACCTCGACTGCTGCTTGGCTTGCTTCAGCCGGAGTTGTTTCGATTAGATTCGATCAAATTAACGAGCGAGCTGTATTGGCGATGCGGACCAACACCCTTCGCCTCGTCAGGGAGTTCACGGTCGAGCAGAGAGCCGCCACCAAGGCTGCGCTGGTCGATGGCATCACCCGAGGCGCCAACCCCCGCGAACAGGCCCGGGCCTTCCGGTCCTCCATTGGTCTCACCGAGCGTCAGATGCTCGCTGTCCAGCGCTACCGGGCCGCGCTCGAGGGAGTGGGGCGGCAGGGCGTCCCCCGGGGCGAACAGGCCGAGGCCCTCAAGCGAGCTCTCCGGGACGCCCGCTCAGATCGCTCGATCAAGCGGGCCATGCGCCAGATGATACCCCTTCCGGCCGCCCAGATTGACAGCATGGTGGACCGCTATCAGGCCCGCTACATCAAGTACAGGAGCGAGGTCATTGCGCGCACCGAGGCGCTGCGCTCGGTCCACGAGGGGGTCGAGGAGGCCTTTGCTCAGGGGACCGAGCAGGGGGCTTGGGCGGCCGAGGACCTCGAGCGGACGTGGGATGCGTCCGGGGACAGCCGGGTGCGTGACAGCCACCGCTTCCTCGATGGCCAGAAGCGCAAGATGGGGGAGCCGTGGCGGACCTCCAACGGGGTCATCCGCTACCCCGGGGACCCGATGGCACCGGCATCGGAGACGGTCCAATGCCGGTGCGTGTTGCTCACTCGGGTGAAGAAGGCCTCACTCCGCCGGGCGGCCTAACCAGTCGAGGTTGTACCAGTGGCCGTGGTCATTGGCCTCGACATAGGACCCGGCCTCGTCTAGCGTCCAGCAGTACCCCTTCCGGCGCTCGGAGGTGTCCCACCAGACGATGTTCTCCATCTGTGGCAGGATGCCGAGCCGGTGGAGCATGCGCGTCAGCGCTTGGGCTCGCTCGGTCCCGATGCGGTCCGCCTCCTCCCGGGTCCGGCCCTTGAAAGTCTTGCCCATGTCCTTGTATGGGCTCTCGACCTCAATCCATACTCGATTGCTGGTCATTACAGTATCTCCTCAGCTTCTTCGGGACATGATTATCCCGGCCCTAGTATAGCTGAAGAGCGGGGATAAGTCAATACAGCCGAATTACATGAGGACGCCCCGATTGCTTATCAGCGGGGATAAGGCATCAAAACCGCGTTGTCTTGAGCTCGCACTCAAGAGTATGAACGCTGCTCATGGGAACCTTCACCGCCTCATCCGAAATCGCCAAGGTCAATGACGAGCTAGGGCTCGTGTTCGGCTATGCGGTGGTGTGTAAGGAGCTCGACCTCACGAAGGCCGCCGGAGATCGGGTCATGGTTGATCACTATGACACGCAGGGCCACCACATCCCGGAAGAGGTCATGCTGAAGGCCGCAACGGACTTCGCCCTTAACTCCCGCGCCTCGAAGGATATGCACCGAGGCGACAGCATCCAAACGGCCGTGTTCAACTTTCCGATGACCTGCGAGATCGCCAAGGCGCTCGGCATGACCATCGAGAAGAGCGGCTGGCTCATCGCCCTCAAGCCCACGCCGGAGGTCCTCGCCAAGTACAAGAGCGGGGAGTACACCGGCTTCAGCATCGGCGGCACGGCTCACTCGTTTGAGGACGCCCCGGCATGAAGCGCCAGATTATCAAAGATATGACCGTAAGCGAGGTTTCCTCGGTTGACCGCCCAGCCCAGAAGGGTGCCCGGGCGGTGCTCCTGAAGCGGGACAGCTCAGAAAACTTCTCAAAACGGGCTTGTATGACTACAGCCGTGGACGGTCACCAGCATACTCTCTGGGATGATCGAGGAAACGGGGAGCTCAATGCGGGCGAAACGGATTATGTGGAAGGCCATTCCCACTATTGGGTGCGAGACGCCTCGGGCAACGTCATTATCGGAATGGCTCGGGGACACACCCATGAGCTTGGGACTATCGGCAAAGGAGATGCCAGCATGAAGATCACCAATCGGGCCGAGCTGATTGCGGCCATCCAGAAGGCTCAGGGCGAGGGCGACAGCGTCACCGTCTCGACCGTCAAGGCCATCCACAAGGCAGCCATCAACCTGAATGCCGAGGACACTCTCCCGGCGGACGGTCCCCTCGCCAAGGCGAAGGTTCCGGACACCGAAGACGAGGACATGAAGGCCCTAAAAGCGAAGATGAAGCGCATGGAAAAGCGCGATGCGCTTTCGACTGAGCTGCGCAAGCACTATGACGGGCTGCCGGACGATGCCGCCCGGGACGCCTTCCTCGAGAAGGATGCGGCCGGTCAGCAGGTCGAGCTCGAGAAGAGCACAGGTTCTGATCCTGTGGTGTATACGACTCTCGATGGCCTCGACATTCGTAAGAGCGCAGGTGAGCCCCTCATCGCCGCTCTGAAGAGCGCTGACGCGGGCCGCCGGGAAGCGGCGCTCGAGAAGGCCCATCGGGTCAACCTCGAGCTCGAGAAGCGGGCCGAAACCGAGCTGAAGAGTCTCGGTGGCACGATGACTGGCAAGAAGGCGCTCCTCAAGGCGCTGGACGGTATCGAGGACGAGAGCTTGCGCAAGGCCGCTCAGGAGGTTCTTACCTCGGCTGCGGAGATTGCCGGCAAGGGTAACCTGTTCGAGAAGCGGGGCTCCGGTGCCGCTGCTCCCATCGAGAAGGGCTCGGCCGAGACCCAGCTCGAGAAGATGGCTCAGGACCGCGCCAAGGAGAAGAGCATCAGCTTCGAGAAGGCCTATGACGAGATGCTCAACACCGAGGATGGCCAGAAGCTGTACGCAAAAATTATCGGCTAGCCAGCGGGGATCGGCTCCGGCCGGTCTCAGCTACAGAATGACCACGCCGGAACCTCCGGCACGACACAAAGAGGAGTGCAGCCAATGGCCGCTTATGAAAACGTCCGGGAGGTCTCGGTTGTTGTAGAAGTCAGCAACGTTGGCGTCGCCGCAGTGGAAAAATATCGCTTTGCTAAGTGGACTGATGCTCCTGGTTCAGTTGATCAGGAGGTCACTGCAGCAACTGGCGTCGCCGATATTGTAGCGGGAGTAATTTCCCAGAAGCCTGCGACTAATCTTCAGCCGGGTGTGAAGTATAAGGCTCCAGCAGTCTCGATGGCTATTGACGGCATTGCGCTGGTCGAGCTGGGCGAGGCAGTCACGGACCTCGATGTGATGCTCCGCCCAGGAACCGACGGCAAAGCATTTCTCGCTAATGCTGCCGGAGATCGCAAAGTAGCTCAGCCTCTTAAAACCGGTGCGGTTGGCGATGTCATCCGCATTCAGCTCTTTGCTGGCGCAGGTGAGCTTTCCGCAACTTAATTAACGAGATCCAATAACAAAATTGAGCCGAGGCGCTCGAGTTACACGAAGGAGGTTTCCCAATGCCTTATAGCAGCCCGGTGCCCGGTGATGTCCACGTCAATCGGCCGCTCACGAACATAGCAGTTGCTTACATGCAGGACCAAGAGGGGTATGTCGCTGACCGCGTGTTCCCCAACATCCCGGTCACGCACCAGAGCGATGCCTACTTCACCTTCAATCGCGGAGACTGGAACCGCGATGACGTCAAGGAGCGTGCGCCCGGCACCGAGAGCGCCGGCAGTACTTTCGAGATCGGTGAGGATAGCTACTTCGCCCGAGTGAAGGCGCTCCACTTTGACATCGCGGACGTGCTGCTGGCCAATCAGGACAGCCCGCTGAACCTCGACCGTCAGGCCACTCTGTTCGTGATGCAGAAGCAGCTGCTTCACCGGGAGGTTTCCTGGGCCAGCTCCTTCTTTACCGGCGGTGCATGGACCTATGAGCTTGACGGTGTGGCGTCCTCGCCCACCGCGATCGGCTCCCGAGATCCCACGGCGGACGCCAATAATAACATCCTTCAATGGAGTGATGATACCTCTACTCCCATCGAAGATCTCCGCTGGGCGATGACCTATATGCACCAGCGCACTGGCTTCCGTCCCAACAAGCTCACGCTCGGCCGCCCCGTGTTTGACATCCTTGTCGATCACCCGGCCATCGTGGCTCGCATGGACCGGGGTCAGACCTCCGGCGCTGCCAAGGCCAACCGGGCAATCATCGCCTCGCTCCTCGAGCTGGACGAGGTGCTGGTCATGGATGCTATCGTCAATACGGCGGCACAGGGAGCGGCCGAGAGCAACTCCTTCATCGGCGGGAAGCACGCGCTGCTGACCTACAGCCCGGCGGCCCCGGGCCTGATGATGCCCTCGGCTGGCTACACCTTCTCGTGGACCGGCTTCCTCGGAGCCTCGGACCGTGGCGTGCGCATCAAGCGCTTCTACATGGACCACCTCGAGAGCACCCGCGTGGAGGCCCAGCAGGCATTCGCGCAGAAGCGTGTCGCCTCTGACCTCGGCTTCTTCTTCGATGGCATCGTTGCCTAACAAGAAGCGCTGATTGACCTCCGGCCCCGCCTCCTCTCCGGTGTGGCCGGAAATAGAAACTCAAAAAGGGGCCGTTCAAATGCTCGAAAAGTACAAGACCCGCACCTCCGCTGGTTTTGACCGGGCCCGGCCACTCGTGGCGGGCCGCCGAATGACCGTTCAGGGTCACGAGCTCAACCCGGGTGATGCCCTTCCCGATGACCTTGAAGAGGGGGTCAAGCGGCGTCTATGGCTCGTCCGCCGCGCCCACTACAAGCATAACTACCTGCCCGCGCCGGTCGAGGAGACCGCCAAGACCGACCCCGGCGAGCCGGACTCCACCCTCGAGGAGGGGGATAAGTGGATGTTTGAGGCCGATGGGGTCTCGGTCGAGAAGAGCGCCGGTGGTTGGTACAAGATCACGGCCAGCTGGCTCGAGGAGCCGGTCAAGGAGCGTGGCGAAGATGCCGCGAAGGCGAAGGCCTCCGAGCTCCGAGCCGAAGGTCCCCAGCCCCCGGCTGATGAAGCCGGAGACGAAACCGGGGAGTGATCCCCGGTGAGCCGATCCCAGCGAGACTTTATCATCGAGGACCTCACTCGTTTCACTGAGAAGCGGATGGTGGCCATCGGTCTGGGAGTGGTGGCCAATCTTCGGGAGGACACGCCCCGGGACACCTCTTGGGCTCGGTCCAATTGGATTGGCTCCAAGGGGTCTCCGGCTGCTCCGCTGAAGGAGCCCGAGGGGCGCCCCTCCGCTGGTGATGTAGTGCTCGCTCGGTCCGCATCGGCTGCCGGGGAGGTCCAGCTCCGGTCCTACAAACTGGATCAGGGCTCGCTCTTTGTTACCAACAACGTCCCGTACATCGTCCCGCTCAACAACGGCTCCTCGAAGCAAGCCGGGGCAGGCTTTGTCGAGCGCGGCATCGAGCGTGCCATCCGCGAGGGGAGGTGATACATGACCACCCTTAGGGAGGCCCGGGAGGCCATCTACAAGCGCTTTGTGGACGAGTGGGTGAGCTCGGGCACAACCCCGCTCACGCCCTACACATTCGACAACGAAGTCTTCGACCCACCCAAGGGAACGGACGGCCGGGGGACCCCTTGGGCTCGGTGCTCAGTGCGGAACCTCGATGCCGGTCAGCAGACGCTCGGCCGGGCGGGGCATCGCAAGTTCTATCGCATCGGGCTCGCCCGGGTCGAGATATTCGTGCCGCCCGGCTCCGGCCGGTGGGACACAGACACGTATATGATGAAGGCCCAACTTCTTTTTGAGGGGAGGGTAACGCCTCCAGGTACCAACATACGCTTCTTCGAGGTCACGCCTCAAGAAATTGGACTTATTGAAGACGGACGCTGGGACCTCTCGACTGTTGAGGCCCGTTTCGATTATGAAGAGATCAAATAGGAGGACCCGCTCATGGGACGTGTAACAACCAACTCGCTTGCACTCGCCGCCGCCCGTGAAAGCTCGCTCGGGACCCTCCCGGGCTCGCCCATTTGGCGTCTCCTCGAACCGAACAGCATCAACCAGTTCGGCACCACCATTACGAAGGTGGCCCGCAACCCCATCTCCCAGAGCCGTCAGCGCCGGAAGGGCATAATCACCGACCTCGACAGCGCAGTCGAGTTTGAGGCTGACCTTACCCTCTCTGTGTTCCGGGACTACATGGAGGGCTTCTGCTTCTCTCAGGCCATCGGGGCGCCCGTGTTCCTCCCCACGGCCGTCACGTCCGGTGCCTTCTCGGTCCCGGCAGTCTCGGCCGGAGACGCTGCGAAGCTGACCTATGGGGCCTCGGCCGCCAAGACCCTCTTCTATGCCCGAGGCGCGGCCGTTGCCAACAACAACGGCATATTCGTCCTCGGGGCGGCAGTCTCGGCCGGGGCCACCTCGATCACCGTCACCGGCGGGGCTACGGCGGAGACCCTCTCGGCCACGATGGATGTCGAGCTCGCAGTGGCGGGCGTCCGGGGCGCCGCTGGTGATCTCGAGATCGACAGCAACGGAGACCTCATCTCGACCGCGCTCAACTTCACCACGCTCGGCCTCAATATCGGCCAGTGGATCCATGTCGGCGGGGTCGACGTCACAAACCGCTTCTTCGAAGAGGCCAACTATGGTTTCGCTCGCATCGAAGCGATTGCCGCCAACAAGATCACTCTCCAGCGCCGGGGTGCTATCTTCGTCATTGATGACGGCACCGACACAGGCTCTGGCGGAACCAACCTCTCGATTGATATTTTGTTTGGGCAGTGGGTGCGAAACGTCCCTGTAGGTCACGCGGACTATCTTGAGATCAGCACGCAATTCGAGATGGAGAGCCCCAATCTCGGGACCGCTGGGGCGGATATGTACGAATACTCGATGGGCAATTATCACGACACCGTGTCCATCAACATTCCCCTCGCTGAGAAGGCCACCATCACGTACGGCTTCGTAGGTACGGATACCACCGACCCCACGCTGTCCCGGGCCACCAATGCGGCCAATGCGAAGGAGCCTAGCGAGACGGCTGCCTTTGGTTCGAGCTCCGATGTGGCGCGGCTCGTGGCCCACAAGGTGGACGAGACCGGCATCACCACGGACTTCAAGAGCCTTACGGTGACACTGACTAACAACGTCTCGCCCGAGAAGGTCATTGGGACCCTCGGGGCCAAGTACATGAATGCCGGCAACTTCGAGGCCGACATCGAGACGCAGGTGCTGTTCACAGACCCGGCGGTGCTTGCTGCCATCCGCGCCAACACCACGCTCGGCCTGTACTTCGCGCTGCGCAATGATGACGGGGGCGTTATGTGCGACTTCCCGGCCGGGACCTTCGAGGGCGGTGGCCGTGAGTTTCCTGAAAACCAGACTGTGCTCATGAATACCACTTTTATGGGCTTCGAAGACCCGGCACTGGGGTACACTTTCAGTGTCTCCCTCTTCCCGGTTCTGCCAGAGCTCGAGTAAGCTGGAGGAGGCGGCGCCACCGCCTCCTTCGTCCAGAACCAGAGGAGATCAAACACATGGCAGACTTCAGCAATTACTCCGAGCTGCGAGAGGACGGGACGGCCACCAAGTCGTTCACCTTCGAGGAGCTTCAGGGGTCCCCCACCATCCATTCCCGCCCGGCTACCTCGGCCAACTCCCGCTACAACAACGCCCGTCTCAAGGCGCTCGGCAAGCGGACCGGGGGCGGCCGGAAGAAGCTGCGTGTCAGTGCGTCCACGGTCGAGGCCGCCCGGCGCGAAGATGCGGACATGCTGTCCAAGTTCTGCGTCACGGGCTGGTACCCGGCCCCGGTCGACGCCTCGGGCGAGGTGGTCCCCTTCTCGGCTGACAATTGCAAGGAGTTCTTCCTTGCCATACCGGATTGGATGTTTGACGAGTATCGCAATTGGGTTGCGGACCCGCTCAACTTTGTGGCCGACACCGGGGCCGAGGACGAGGAGGAGCCGGAGAGCGAGGATGAGGTGGGAAACTCTTTGGGGAGCGTGTCCGTTGGGACCTCCGCTTCCAGCGAGACGGCTTCTCAGTAACAGCGGCCGAGGAGAAAGGGCGGGAGCTCCCGGATTGGTACCTCGCCAAGCCGGAGCTCCCCGATGACCCCTCGGTTGACTTCATCTTTGAAGCCTACAACGACCTCACAACATGTCGCCCGTCTGAAGGAGCTATTCCTTGGACAGCGGCTCGGTTATACGCTCAAGATCACGGGCTGGATAATGACGCCTTCACCATGTTCTGGAAAATCATCCGGGCCATGGACTTCGCAGAGCGGGAGTGGTTAGCGAAGAACAGGCAGTCATTGGAGTCCAGCCGTGCCTAACTATCGCATTGTAGTCGAGATCGACCCGAAGCGGGCCACCACACGG